TTTTTATAGAAGTCTGAATATCCATCACGACCTGTTACTGATTCGTGGTGTAATCTAATCCACTCTATTACTGATTGTGCTCCACTTGGTACAATAGGGTCGTATAGAGTTATACTAATTGGTTGCCAAGTTGCTTTACCTTTTACATATCTTTTTGTATTGATATGGTCAAGAACAACTGATTCAAATGCAACCTGTGGTCTGTTTGCTGTTTTGATTAAATATGCTGGAACTCCGTCCAATTCCATTATAAACCTATTTTTCATTTTAGGTTCAAATGCTGTAAACATTATTTCATTAGGGTCTAAAAAAGCCACTTAAATTCTCCTGTAATTTTTTTCTTTTCAGTAATAAATATAAAGAAATCAAAAAAAGTGAATATACAAAATCATATAGTTTGAATATAGTTTGAGAAGTTTTTTAGAAGTTTTTTAAAGAAAAAGCTTGACTTTGTCATTTTTTGTCCATATATTATAATGTAAGTTTTTTGAAAATTGGTAGTAAATTCATCACGAAAACCTTATCGTGTCCAAAAGGGCGATGATATCGGCGGTAAGGCAGGTGGTTAGGTAAACAAAACAAACATAATCACATTGGAAACTTTGTGTGGTTTGTTCCGATATGCCGGAAGGATTGACATCAAATCAGATACTGGTTTTAGAAATATTACTTGGGGTTTGTTGCCGACCGGGTGTCAAGGGGTGATGAAACCAATTAAAAAAAATAAAAAAAAGCTTGACATTGTCAGGCTTTTTTTGTATATTATAGTATGATAATTAGAAAAATATTAGGAAGATATGTGATTGGGGAAGGGATTATTCCTTTTCTAATCATTTTTGAAAAACTAATCAAAAGATTAAGGTTATTTTTGTTCAATTATAAAATGGAT